CATGAACTCGGCCTGGCCGACATTGTCCATCGAGTAGACGAGCGTGCCGACATCCCACATATCGCCCTCGGAAACGACCGGGACGAACGGTGTGATGTCGAAGCTCGGATACTTGGTCATGTAGACCTCGGCCTCGATGCGATGCAGCTGCGGCGTCAGGAAGGCGAGACCGACCTGCGCGTCGCTGAAGAAGGCATCGGCCTTGTCCGCGAAGGTGTGAGCGAGGCGAGCGTTGTCGTTCGCCCAAGCTGCGATGACCGCGCGCTTCACATCGGCATCGGCCGACATGAAGAGGGTAGCATCCTTGATACCGCCCTGGCTGTCGTAGAGATTGGTGATGGCGTTCATGGTATCAGACCCCCTTAGCGACGGACGATACGGCAGATGCCGTCCGTCACGGTTTCGTCAGCAACCCAACCGGTCGCGATGTGAGTGGCATCGGCGGCGGTGTCGCCAATGCCGTCTGCTGCACCAGCACCGGTGCCGACGGTGAGCGCGTCGCCATCCGCGACCGCACCGGTCACTTCGACGTAGATCGCGCCCTGCGTCATGATCGCAGCGTTGTCGTACTGCTGGTATTCATCGGCATCCTGGCCAGCCACCGGCGCCTGCGCGCTGGTGGCGATGGCGAAGCCGAGGAAAGAGGCCAGCGTGCCGACCGTGGCCGTGCAGCCGTGGTCACCCGATCCGCGATAGACCGGGACACCGAACCCGATGCCTGCCGAGTCCTCGACAGTGCGCGAGATGCGGTTGCTGGTTTCGCCGTTGGCGACCATGCCAGCAAAGCCCTTTGCCGGGGCCTCGCTATAGGTGCTCTGGAGAGTGGGCATTTTTCAGGCTCCCTTAGCTGTAGCGCGCGGTGCGCAGGGCGGTGACGGTTGCGGCGGCGTCGGTGGTGACGTTCGCGCGCGGGGTGAAGGATTCGACCTTGCTGTCGCGGGTGCCTTCCGCATCCGCGGTCAGCGCATCGAAGCGAGCCTCGATGTAATCGTCCGACTTGTCGGTGCAGTCGATGCCCTTGGCGTCGAGAGCCATGCGGCGAACTTCGCCCACGGTCTTGCCGGAGGTGTCGGGCAGCTTGTCGCCGCACACTGCCTTGGCCTTGGCCACGGTGTCGGCCTTGGCGTCGGCGAGTGCGTCGATCTGGGCCTGGTCGACGACCTTGGTCTTGAGATCGTCGATCTCGGCATCCTTGGTCGCAAGGGCTTTGTCGTGGGCGGTCTGGGCGTCCTTGGCGCTGTCGAGCGCCGCGGTCAGCTTGTTGTCGAGAGTCGCGATGGTCTGTTCGACAGCCGTCGCGTCGGAGAGGTTGACGGACATACCGTCGAGGTTGGTGACCTTCACGCGGTCCTCCTGTTTGGTGGTGAGGGTTGCCTGGAGCTCGGCGAGCCCGTCAGCGGTGAGCGCGTCGCAGACCGCGAGGTCCTTGATCGCACAGTCAGGGCCAGCGCGGCCCCGATCGACGAGGGCGACGTGGTTGCCGCCCGTGATTTTCGACTGCCGCGCGTCGCAGATCGTGCCGTCGGGCGCGGTGAACTGGCCGAACTCGAGCTCGGCGCCATATCCGTTGGAGAGTTCGCGCTTCCCCGCGTCGACAGCCGCAATGGCGGCGGCGTCGGTCAGCAGGTAATCGAAGGCGACGTAATCCCCGTCGCGCAGGGCGCCCATGATCGCGCCGCGCGCATGATCGCGCCAGTTGTCGGCGGTGACGGGCGTCGCAGGGTGGTCGTTGGTGATCGGCTTGCCGATGAAGCTCTGCACCGCGGCCCGGTCGAAAACGGTCTTGTCGTCGCGGAGAACCTTGACGATCGCCTTGTCGCGCAGGCCGTGTTCGTTGCTCGGGTCGATTTCGCTCCCGGCGTAGTCGTAGACGCCGGTGCGAGCGGCGCGCGCCCTGCCGACCAGATAGCCCTCGCGGGTCCGGCGCGGCGCATCGAGCGTGAGACGATCAGCAAAATACATGCCCTACGCATAGGCAGGGCAGGGGAGGCGTTTACCGCCGCTAGGTTAGGGGGCGGCCATCTCGAATACCAGGAGCAAGGCCGCAATGCCAACGACCACGGTGCAGCAGAATGTCCAGTATAACTTGACTGCGCGAGGCATCACTCTTCCCCCAGCGCGGCGTCGATCAACGGTTTAAGGCCCGCAGCAACATCGCGACGGAGCTTGCCGCAGTGCATCAGGTAGGCTTCATGCGGATGATCTTTGGCGCCCGTTTCCCAAGCCTCGGCATCAGCGACGAGATAAACGGCTGCATCGGAAAGTGGCTCGCGGATCGCGCGGAGGACGGCGCGGGCGTCGTTGGTATAGGACGGCCATTCGCTTTCATTGCCGGGGCCGTTGCTGTCCCGACGTGCCAGCGCCCGCGCTGCGCGCTCGATGATGTCAGTCATGGATGGGTGCCTCGCAATACGCACGCGCCTCTGCAACACTGGCCTCATCGAATTCGCGATCGGGAAACGCACGGGCAGCAATGATCCGCCAAGCGTCTATGGGATTTCCATCGACAAACACACGCTCGACGCTCTCGACGGGACCATCCGCAACCTTTATCGGGATTCTAGCCACTCGATCCTCCTGTGATCGTTTCGGTCAGGGCCGCGCGGGTCACTACACCCGTTGCGGCCCGCTTTGATACCACACCGTGCGGCGCGGGCGAAGCGATTATTCGAGAATGAGCACAGCCCTGGACGTACAGCCGCACCAAGGAAGCTGGCTCGGCAGATCGTCCGGCGGTTTGCGCACGGTCTTGCCTTGATACTCGCGGCCGTGGTCGGCCTTGTCGTCGCTGTAGAGACGGCCATCGCGGGCAAGGTGATCCTCGCGCGGGTTAAGCTTGCCCGAATGTACCCACGCCCATGCCGAAATTCCCGCTTGTCGGCGGCGTTCTTCATTCAGCGCACCGGCCAGTTTCGTATTTTGATCAGCGGCAATGCGCAACGCCCGCCGCCGCTCAATACCCACGGCCTTGCGCAGCTGGCGCGCAACATCGCGCGACGGCGTGCGCTGCTGCAATCCGCGGAACACGGCATCGCCCACCCGGCGGCGCGTCTCGTCCGATACCGACTTGATCAGCCCGGTGTTGCGGGCAATCGCCGCCTCGAGCGTCATCCGCATGTCGCCCGCTCCGATCATCGTCGAGATATCCACGCTCGTCGCGCTCAGCACGTTCGCCACCCAGCGGCGCCGGTGCCAGCGCTCTACAACAGCCGCCCACCGCTCCAACGCGATCGACACGCGCAGCACGATCGACTGCGCCTCGGCTTCCGCCTGGCCAATCCGCGCCTCGACATCGGCGGGGCTGTCGGTCGTCATCTGCGCAAGGGTGCGCTCGTATTCGGCGAGGATCGCGGGCAGGGACGCTTCCCATGCTTGGACGACCGGGCGATAGGCGCTTTGGTAAAGGTTCGTCGCCTGTGTTGCCTGCGCCTTGATCGGGCGGATGGGGATGACGGTGCGACGCGGGTTCTTCGCCCTTCGCGTCATGGCGGCGAGGTCAACCTTCATTGATCTGCCTCCGTCCCGGGCGCATGAGCACCTTAGCTTGCGCTGCATGGATGGCCCGGCGGAAATCGTCGATGTCGTCGGGATGCTCGACCGGCAAGGCGCAGAAAGCATCCCATGCCGCCGCAAGCCGCATGGCCACTTCGCGCTCTTGTTCAGTCAGGCGCATTGTCACAAAATCCCATGACGGGTGGTAAAGCCGCAACTGGATTGTGCGGCCTCTCGCACCGCGACGGCTTCATCGAAGCTATCGAAATGGCCAAGCGACACATCTTTCCCGTCGACCATAATGCGAGCACGCCACTTGCCCTTGTCCGCACGCCAGTTCACTCCAGTCGCCCCACTTTTGTTGTTGGACTTTCCTGCAGCGTTGCGAAGGTTCACGGCATGAGTGACATCACGAAGGTTCTGCCAGCGGTTGTTTTGCCGATCACCATCAATGTGGTCGATGTCATGGGTGGGCCACTCACCGACCTGCATCGCCCAGATTACGCGATGTGCGGTGAACCCGATGTTGAGAATAGACCCACTGAAATATCCGTGATTTCCAATGTATGTGAAAGCCTCTTGCCCAGCGTTTCCGCCGTTCCAAATGCGACAAAGCAGCTCTGCGGGGCGCTTCCTCCCTTCAAACATTTCTGGTGATCGTTCCCGCCAATAAAGCTTCCCTG